CGCCGCCGCTGTCGATGAGATCGAGCGCATCGACGGTCGCCACCTCGCCAGCCCGGCCGCGATGCGCGAATTTCACATTGCCCTGGCTCTCGAAGGTGTCGAAGAAAAACGCCGTCTCCAGCGCCTGCAACGCGTCGCGCGCAGACATCACGTTGTCGATCACATAGCCGGACATGCTGCCGGAGAGCGCTCCGGCGTCGAAATCCGAAAATCCATAATCCCACAGCAATTGCGTGACGGTCTCGCCGAGCGGAGCCTCGCCGGTGCGGCCGGTGAGCCAGTGGCCGAGCGGCCAATTCGCAGCATCCGACCACACGAACGACAGCCCAGGAAATGCCGGATACGGCCGCGCATCCCAGGTGTAGACCATGATGCGGGCAACATCGACCATACGGCCGGTGTAGACGTCGGACGCGGGATTGTTGGCGTCGGCAGCGTACCACTCCAGGAACGCCCGCAGATGGCGGCGCTGCTGCAGGTCGTCGCGCGCGCCGCTGGAGTAATACGGGTAAAAACTCTCTGAGGATTTCGGATCGTAAAAGACGTTCGGCTGATTTGACCCCTTGTCTATTGCCGGACACCCTAGCTCTGTGAACCAGATAGGTTTGGATTTAGCGACCCAAGCAGTTGCCGAGCCGCTTTCAGTTCCTCCGGGACGGTTATAATGTAGGTTTCCCCACCAAGAACGGACGTCTTTATAACGGTATATCCAAGGCTTTCCGCCACCATCCGCAATATGCGTACGTGTTTGCGCGTCCCGGTCAGAACTACTCGCGTAATACCAGTCATAGCCTTCTCCTCCCTCTATGTTGCCCTGCAGATAGGCGAGGTCGTGGCAGTCACGCACGCCGTCGAGATAGTCGAGATGCGTGTAGCCATCGCGCCAGTCGCTCAATGGCCAATAATTGTCGATGGCCACCGCGTCGATATTGGCGTCGCTCCACAACGGATCGAGGTGGAAATACACGTCGCCCGAACCGTCGCTCGGATGGTGGCCGAAATACTCGCTCCAGTCGGCGGCATAGGTGAGCTGCGCGCCCGGCAGCAGGATCGCCACCTGCGCGGCGAGCGCCTGCAACTTCGCCACGAACGGATACGTCGAGGCGCTGTCTCGGACCCAGGCGAGACCGCGCATTTCCGAGCCAATGACAAACGCCTCGACGCCCCCCGCAGCCGCACAAAGGGCAGCATTGTGCAGCACGAAGCGGGAAAATGTCCATTCCGCTGGGCCGGTGTAGGTGACAGCCCCAGCCGCCACCGTGAAATGCGCGGCCGTGACCGTGCCGTAGAACGCGTTCACCTGCGTTGCGGCCGCGGCGGTTTTGTCCGGCGTGCCCGAGACGCCAGGCGCAGGCGAGCAGGTGATGCGGCCGCGCCAGGGGTAGACGGGCTGCGTGCCCGCGCCGGTGTAGGGATCGGTCAGCGTGTTACCGGACGGGATGTCCATCAGGATGAACGGCGTGTACAGCACGTCGAGGCCGCGTGTGTGCATATCCTGGATCGCGGCGATGACGGTCGCGTCGCAGGGCGTGCCGCCGTAGGCCGGACGGCCGTCGTCGAGGGAGGTGGTCTCAGCGGTCGCGCGCGTGAGGCCAGCGACGGCCCAGGGGATCGTGGTCCCCGCTTTGGCGGCGTCATCGACCTTCGGCTTGATGGTACAGCTCGCACAGCGCAGATCGGCGCCGAACCACGCCACGAACAGCGACACCGCGGCCGCGTTCGGCAGCGTCGATTGGAGCTGATCGAGCGAGGCCGACCAGTCGCTCGCGGCGGCGGCGGCGTGGCGGTTCTCGGCGTAGCTGGTGCCCGCGCCGTCATCGACGCGCACTTCCGTCGGCGAGTATGCAAACTCACCGGCGGCGGGGATCATGGTGACGCCTTGAATTTCGAACTCCAGAGCGTCGACCGAGCGAAACACCTCGAATTCGAACGACGGCACACGGCGGCTATAATCGGCGAGCGGGAAACGCTCGAACACGATATAGGCGACGCCGCGGAATGCGGGCGCATTGCCCGCACCTTCCTTCGCCTCGATGAGGCTGTCGGGCGCCTGGCTGTCGGTGCCGGTGTAGATGCGGTAGGTGATGCCGGTGAGGTCAACCTCCTTGCGGTCCGCCCAAATACGGCCGATGCGGGTAATCTCGCCCTCGCACAGTGCAACGGCAAAATTCGCGTAATAGGCGTAGGTGGTCTGCGTCGTGGATGATGAGCTGCTGCCCATCCCCTTGCTGGATCCGGAGCTGTCGCTGGTCGTGACCTCGACCTCGTGATACGTCGCCCAGATGATTTGCCCGGCGAGTTTGGCACGGCCATAGAGACGGGGAATGGCGTCGCCCTCGGCGGCGGAGGTGACGGCAACGTCGCTCACCTTCGGGACGTTGCGCGTGCTCTCCTGGCCGCTGCTGCTCATCAGCGATTGATCGATATAGGCGCCAGCGAGCGCACCTACGGCGCGGCCAGCCATGGCGCCCATCGGGCCGCCGATCATACCGCCGACGGCGCCGCCGATGGTGGATAGTGCTAACGTGGCCATTATTTGCCCCGCCCGGCGTATCCACGCCGTGCACTCGCCCGCTTAGCCGCGGGCCCCGAAACAGTGGTGGCCAAAATTAGCTCTCCGCTAGACAACCGCGAAAATCTCGATGGTCGCGCCGCCCTGATACGTCCGGCCGTCCTGATCGCGGACACAGCGCTGCTCTGTCACCTGACAGCGCACAGCGTGCCCGGTGGCGAGCACCAGGTGCGCGTCATGCAGCGCGGTGTCGATGGCGTCGAGAATTTGCCGCACCTCGCGCTGCCCTTTGTAGTGGCTGTAGATCGCCGGGAAAAACTGAAACGTGAAACCGTGGTTGCGGAGCGTATCCGTCGGCGCGCGGTTCTGCGCGGCGATATCGACGTAGGGATAATCGGCATCATGCGGCACGTCGTCGTAGATGGCGGCCACGCCGCTGAGCGCGGCAGTGAGTTTGTCCCGCACCGCGAGATGCACTGCCTCCCAGATCGTCATAGCCACCTCAAAGCAAAAACCCCGGCGCTGGGGCCGGGGCATGGTTAACGCGCACGCGCATAATCGACATTATAGCAAACTTTGTATCACAGATACCTAATCGGAGGTGGAATGAGGCTGTCCAACGACCATCGGATCTGATCTGTCAAATACTGCTGTCCGAATAGTGTTGGGTGCAAGCCGTCTGAGTATAGAGCCGCATTTGATGCCGCAGCATCGGGCCCCATTGTAGCGTTAGCTGCAAAATCGTTGATCGCGCTGCATTTAACACCGAGCCAGTCCCGGAACTGCGCGTTCGCTGCTGTCCGCCACGCCGAAAACGCCCCAGACGTACGTGGTAGCAACGTACTAAGCAGTATTTTGTTGCCGTTTGACATCCATCCCGACGATATTCTGGCGTCTAAATACGTGCCTAGCTGGCCTAAAAACGTTTCAACGGTATCCCCATCAACACCGTAATCATTTGTACCAATCAATATTGATAGTATATTAACCGCACCTGTTTTTATTTTTCCATCAACTGTTGCGGCGCGACCTGTCATTGTTCCAACTGTTGACCCAGAACCCGCCGCCAGATACCAACTCACATTACTATTTGTTATAATATATGGAGCCTGTAGAGAGTACGAGTACGCGACCCCGTATGCAGCTTGGGCAGTTATGCTGTCACCCTCGAATATTATATTTGCGCTCGGATATCCGGGGTGATCCGTATCCCGTATATAGCTGCATCGGTACATATTGTAGAAGTATTTTTCCACAGTTTTGCGTTCGTAATCTGACAATGCTCTATTAAATATCACCACGTCGCGCAATACAATGTTTGCGTAATACTGATTAGCTAGCAAATCACGACACACAACTATTCCAGGATTTGACGCCGTGTTGAACGCACCGCTTACCGTCCCGGTGCTGTCCATCCATCCATCAACCCACAATTTTTGCACACCACCATCAAATGTCAGCGTCGTTACCGATACTCGGTCGTCTACGTTAGCGTCGTAGTAGTATGGATTTGAACTACCATCTGTGGCAGCCGGTTGGCCGGTAGACTCGTGCAATTTTAGGTAAACTCGACCGCGCGTCGATCCGTCCCCGTAGCCGAATAATCCGCGCTGTCCCGACGTTGCGATTTTGTTCATCACAAAAACGAGGGTTCGGCCAGCCGATCCAGACGGCATACCAGTTATATCCGCATTTGATAGCGCATCATCAGCACCGTCAAAATAAACCCCAGCACCGAAATCCAACCTGTTGTGGGCTCTAAATACGGGGCCGCCTTCGGCGTATAGCGGAGGCGCAACGTTCACGGCATTGATCTGCGATACGACGTTGGAGACATCTCGAACGACGTTTTCCCCGCGTGACGCACTCCACCACGCGAACAAATCACGCCCGTACGCCAGAGGCGACCACTCGTTTGCCTGTCTGTGCAGCGCTCGATGTGGAAATATCAGAGGCATTAGTCTTGATACCCCGTAAACCGGATTTGCAGATCAGACGTTGACGTTAGTGTAAATCCTGTGCCGTCAATGATCAGCGCGTAAAATTTACTCGCAGCGTCGCATGAGATGATGCGGTTTAGACTGTGAACAGCATAGGTGTTCGGTGTGCCGTGATCAGTCAGCGCAAAACCGGTGACAACCGTAGCCACCTTGAACACGTCCGCCGCGTTAAGAGAATAGGCCGAATTGTCTGTTTTTGTCGTAGAAGACGGGTCGGCAGTAAAGATGATCACCGACAACGTGGACACTACAGCGGCTTTCAGCGCGACCTGCACCGATTGCAGCGTGACTTTGCCGTTTGCAACGCGCGCCGCAGCCACTTCGAGTAGTCCGCCTACAATATCCCCGGCAGAATACGCGCCGTTTGTAACGGTCGGCTGCACCGTCACATCAAACGAATGCCCAGAGATTTGCCCGACGTGGTTTTCACCTGCCGCAATTGCATCAACGTTGTGATGCGGCGTATGCACGCCAGCATTGTCGGTTGTTTTGATATTCGCGTCAGTTCCGACCTTGACGCCTAGATTATTAGCCATTACATCCACCACCAATTCGTGTCAAAAGAGCCACCGCCATCATCCGGAGTTGGCGCGTATGTTGTTATCTCAAGCGCGGTCGCCGTAGCGATATTGACTGGCACCACGACGTATCGACCAGAGATCGCCATCACTTCTGTAGACGGGATCGGTGCGCATGCGACGGCGTAACCAGTCTCCGCCAGAGCATCCGCCGCGCCTGAAATGAGCGGCAGCATAACCGGCGCGTAACCAGATAATCCCATCTGCGCAGGCGACGGGGATGGGTGACCACCACCCGAACCCCACACTGCAACATTCGTTATCGCTAGCGACAATCCGAGCATGATTTATGCCGCTTTATTGAGGCTAAAATAGCCGTCAGCATTGATCTGTACAGTGAAATCATTGCCGGGATTTACTGAGTAATCCTGTGGCGTTGCGTCCAGCAGGCTATAGGCAATCGGGTAATCTCCGGCCGCCAATGCACCATCGCCGTTTGCGTCCCGAACGAGCACTGCATAACGCGCAGCCAGTGCAGACCCGCTAACAGTCCATTTCGGATCGTCGCTATCAAACGTGGATTTTGCGCCAGATCGCGTCACAGTCTGCGTGATGCCAAATCCGTTGGCCGTATAGCCGTTCGCTGTAGCCTTCTCATTCGCGGAGATGCTTGACCACGCCGTGTGTGTCAAATCTGGTGTGTATCCCGAGTCCACCAACACGACGCGGAAATGAGACGCGGCGGAAAAATCCACGCCCTTCAGCGCCAACTCAGACACGTGATTGTAGGTCGTCCATGCGCCTGCGGTCATGGTTTAGTTCTCCCAATTCTCATAACGATGATTATGGCAACCGTCACTCGACGCCGAGCAGCGACGTGATGGTGGTGATGGTGGTCACGCGGTCCATGCCGCCGATGGGATTGTAACCGGCGATCAAATACAGCGTGAGCGTCTTGTCCGTCGGCGTCTTCGCCACAATGGTTCCTGCCACATCGGCGACAAGCGCGCGCGGAATGTATGCGCGGGCGTCCGTCGTCTGCAGCGTGTTCGTGGCGTGCGCCGTTATCGGGTGCGCCTTCTCCATGTCGATCGGCGCGATCAGCCCGTTATGACCGCCGTGAAACGGATTTGCCGTCATTGTTTAACCTCCGGAAATCTGAAAACGGCGGCAAATCGTTTTTGCCACCATGGGGTTAGCGACACCTCGCAAACGGCGGCGCTTTCGAATGCATGGATCATGCGGCAGGCCATACCGGCCGCGTCGATTTTGGTGGCGATGCCGCAGTGTTTCGCCATCGCTCCCGGCCGCAGCCGGAACACGAGTACGTCGCCCGCGCACATCTCGTCGAACGGCGGCACATGAACGAGATGGCGACCCGCAGCATTGAGCAGCGTCTCGACGCCTGTGGCCTCGGCGAGGTCGCGGCTGTAGGCTGGCGGCTCCTCGGCGGGCGCGCCATACAACTCGGCATAGACGCCGCGCACCAGCCCGAGGCAGTCGCAGCCGACGCCCTTCACGCTCGCCTGATGGTGGTAGGGCGTGCCGATCCAGGTCCGCGCCACCGCAACAACACGAGCATTACTCACAACTGAAAAACTTCATTTTCGCGTAAACAGCGGCCAAAATTACCGCGTATAATCCTAGCACGGCGCCGTCCACGCTTGGATTTTCGATGGCGGTGCCGATCACGTATGCCACAGATACTGTCGTCACCGCACCGCATAGCCCTTCACCCATTAAACATGCTCCGCCCCGCGACGAGCGAATACTCGCCGTCTTTCGCGACATCTAGCATGTAGCTGCTGCCCGGAATATACGGAAACCCGCGAAAGTTTGTGCCGTTGGCGAATTTTGCCTTGCATGTTGGCCACGTTTTGTCGCAGCCCGCAACCACCGTGAAATCGTCTCCGATGGCGATCGCGTCGGCCATCGAGCGCCAGAACTCCAGCACCACCGTGGCGCCCGCGACCCAATGCCGTTTGATCTCCATCGAGCGCCCGGCATTTGCGCCGCTCGTCCAGGTGATCAGCCCGCCGTCAAACCATCCGCTCGCGTAGCCGCCGAGGCCGCTCGCCTCGATTTTGTAGGCCGCTGGCGCCGCCGTCACCGCGCCCGTGCCGGTGAATGCCGCGCCGGACACGACGACGCCGCAGCGCGTATCCCCGAGCTGCGCGTCGCAGGCGTATTGATATGTCCGCCCGCGCTCCTGATTGAGATAATGCGCGCGGCTGCGCAGTTCGGCCGTGAACGCGGTTTCGCCGCGCCGCACCTCGCCGATGCTGCCGCTCATCATGAGCACGCGCTGCGACGTGTCGGCCCAATTCACGCGCCAGATCTCGACGCGAGCATCATCGAACCGCCCCGCCGCGAGGTCGGCCTCATTCAGCCGCGCCGAGGACAGCGCCCCGGCCGCGTCGGCATCGTCGACACTGAGGCCGAGAGACTGGCGCACCTCACTTGCTGTAAACCCGCTGGCGGCCTCGAAAGTGGTGCCGTCGAATACAATGTCGCGATCGTGATCGGTAAATCCGTAAACCGTGGCGTCGGCCAGCGTCAGCCGCCAGCACCAGGCGAGCGTCGTCGTGCCGCTTTCGAGATGCGTTTGGAGCCCGGCGGGGAGAGTTTTCATATTTGCCCAGTCCGGGCATCCGCCCGGCCTATTTGGTTCACTTGGCCGTGGGCCCCGGTCACCAGGACGATAGATCGCGACATCATATCCTGATCTCCACCACTGGAATTTGCGGCACAGAGCCCTGCGCGAAATTCGACAGGCTCACGGTGATGTTGTCGGCGTCGAAGCGGACGGGCACGTCGAATTCGAAACCCGCCGTCACTGCCGCAGCCGTTGCTGGAATATGGCCGACGCCGAACGTCACCACGCCCGTCGCCGTGTCCACCGTGTAGGCCGTGCCCTGCACCTGCTCGACGCCCGCCACCGCGACGCGCACCGTGCCCGCCACCGGTTTATTGATCGTCCGCGTCCACGGCGCAAACGCCGCGCCGTAGATTTTCACGAGCTGGAACGTCGCCAGCGCGCCGGTGCCGGTGCCGATGGCCTGGTCTAGCGCCGACGGCGTTTCGTTCACATGGCAGCTTTTGTAATCGGCATAGTCGCGCCAGCGGAACCCATGGAAACGCCCGCGCCGCTCCTCGAAAAACGCCACCACCTCGGCGAGCTGCGCCACCGTGTGCACGCCATAGCCCGCGTCGTATTTGCGGCGACTGTCTGCCCAGCGCTGATTGCGCTGCTCATGGCCGGAGCCGAGCGTGACAATGTCGGTGCGCCGTTCCGGCCCGCCACTCGCGCCGAGCGCGATGTCGTCGGGGAAACGGACCTCATGAAACGCCATTCGCAGCCCTATCCGTATTCACGCGCGCAACGAAGTATGCGCGCCGGGGCCCGCGGCTAAGCGGGCAAATGCACGGCGCGGATGCGCCGGGCGAGACAAATATTAAACCGGCGCCGGGACGCGGATCGCGGCGCGGGTGACTGTCGTCGTGGACGAGTACGCCACGCTGACTTTGCCGGTCGTCTGGTCGATGTAGCCGCTGGGGATGGGGCCGATCAACTTCTCGGCGCCAGCGGCAACCGCGACGACCAAGTCGGCGATCGTCGTCGAGCCAAAACCGGGAATAACCTGCGGCGTGGCTTTTGCTGTCAGCGTGACGTTGATCGACGATCCGCTGCCGTTGAGCACGTCGAGGAACACGCGGTCCGCCGCCGTCATCGGGATCGTATCGCCAGCCGCCGCCGCGCCCATCGTCGGCACGATGCCGGCAATAACCATATCCTGAACTGTAATGTCTGCCATTTTTCTCTCCTCAGTCGGCGCATCCGCGCCGCCTATTTGCCCGCAAAGGATTGCGGGCCCCGAACAACTTCCCTAACTACTTCTCTCGCCGCGGCTCACCATCCGCCGCAGCATTGCCGACATTTGTCCCTCGGAACGGCGGAAACTTTCCGCGTCCGTGGCGTTGACCGTGAAATGCACATTGATCGGCTGTGCGCCGCCGCCAGCCTGCACGCCGAGACGGCCGTCGCTGCCGCGCGCCAGCGGCAATATCGCCTCCGGACCGGCCTCGCCCATGAGGCCCGTGCTTCCGTCGCGCATCCCGAATATGCTCGGGCGATCGACGATACCGCCATCGGCAAACGCGACCAGATTGCCGCCGTCGAACACGTTGCCGTTGGCGCTGGCGGTCGGCCCGAACATTCCGCTGATCATGCTGCCGAACGCGCCCGTGCCGCCGGTCGAGCCGCCGCCGAACAGCGGCTGCAACACGGCCATGCGCAGCGCAATCCGCGCGGTGTCCTGGATGATGCTGTTGGCGAGGTCGCGCCAATCCATTTTGCCCTTCTGCATCCAGCTCGAAAACGCACGTTCCAGATCGGAAGAGATCGCCTGAGACACCGGCGCGACGTACTCCTTGTCGAACGCCTTGCGCATCTCGGCGGCGTATTTCGCCTCGATGGCGAGCCGCGCCTCGGCCTGCTTCTCCCAGGCGTCGCCGAGCTTCTCGACGTATTTGTCGAACTGCTGCAGATCCATCTGACGCTGCAACTCGATGGCGGCGTAAAAATCGCCCTGATCGCGCAGCGCCTTCAGGGTCATCGTCTCGAACCATTTGTCGGCGGCGGTGGTGTTGGCGGCAGCGGTACCAGCAGCGGCGCTTCCACCCACGTCACGCAATGTGACGGCCTCGACATCGGATTTCCATGTTTTGCGCGCCTCTAGCTGCGCATTGGCCTCTTTGATAAAATTTTCGAATTGCTGGATCTGTTTTTCGATCTCAGCCCGCTCTGATCGAATTTTTACGTGTTCTCCTTTTATCTCGTTAGAGTAATTCCCGGCTAGCACTGTCAGTGTATAATTTAGTTTGGCTGCAAAATCTAACGGATCGCCAGTGTACTTATAATCCCTAACTTCGATCTCTGTTTCATCTTTAACCGATTTAATCTTTTCCTTTAATTCTTGTACTTTAGATTTGAATATTTCCACTTCTCTTTCTAACGCGTCAGTATCCAGGGCCTTTATCCGCATCGACTCTGAGCCGAATAAAATCGCGCCGTGTTTCGCCATGGAGACCTCGGTCTCCGCTGCCCAGCGGGAAAGTGCCGTTTTCTGTTCTTGCAACACACCTGTGAGCCGCCGCGCCTCCTCGGTGACCTCTTTGCTCAGAATAACGCCCGCGGCGCGCGCCTTTTCAGCATACATTTCCAGCGCATCGCCGCCCCTGCCGAGCGCAAACACCAGTTCAGCGTTGGCGCTGCCATACATGAATGTCGTCAGTTTCACGCGATCCGTGGCACTTTCGGTGTCGTGGATAGCGTTTGCAGTCGCCATAAAAGCTTCGCGCTGGTCCTTCGACGCACGTATTTGCGCGAGCAACGCCGCGTTCATCTCCCCCAGAGACGTCGCCGCCGCCGAACCTTCGATCCGTATCTCCGAGACCTTCTTGTAAAACTCCGCCAGTGCCGCGTTCGTGGTCGACGTTTTCACGCCGAACTCGTTCGCGGCATACCCCATTTCCTGGAGAAATTCCGGGGAAATGCCTCGTTTCGCCGCGTTCTCCGATATTTCAGCGACCTCGGCGACCGCTTGTTTCAGCTCCTTGTACAGCGCCAGCATGCCGCCACCGATACCGACGGCGCCGAGCACGGTGATCGCCGCCGTGAACGTGTTGCTCGCCTCGCCGAGTTTCGACATGGCGCCCGTGAGATCCGCCAGCGATTTGTCGACGTTTTTCAGAGATTGCGCGGCCGCGGCCTCAAAACCCGACATCGCGTTGCGGCCGTCGTCCAACGCCTTTTTGAGGCCGGAAACGTCGCCGTCAATCCCGATCGTGCCGCCGACGTTATTGGCCATGCTTTACCTCGCCCGGCGTATCCGCGCCGTGCATTTGCCCATTTACGTCGAAATGGGCCCCAGGTTGAGTGCTCGAATTCACGCGGTGCCCTGGACGGGATCGGTAAAAAGAGCGTAGCTCTGCGGCTCGCTCGGCGGGGTCGGCTGCTGGGCGCCGTTCATCGGCTGGACGCTCGGCTCCAACAGAGCCAGGCCGGGCAGCGCGCCAGACGCAGGCGAATTCATAGGGAGTGGTTCGCCAGAATTGCTCGGGCATGATGCCGAGACGATAGGCGCCGCCGATGAGATCGCCCCAGGGGAGACATCCGTCGCTTTCGCCGTCCTCGGCCCCCGCGGCCTGCCCTTGTCCGCCCGCTCCTTGCGCCCCGCCGGAGTTTCCACCGGAGCCGCCAGCGGAGGGTTTTCGGTGATCCCGGACTTTTCCGCCTCCCGGCTGATGGCGCGGAAACCAACGAGCATCTGCGTCAGCACCGCGCCGACCTCGGTCACGATGCCGCCGATGCCGACCTCGTCGAAATGCGCCTCGATCTCCTCCGGCGTGGCGTCCACCAGGATGACGGCGAGCACGTCGGCGAGACGCTCGACGCTGCATTCGCGGCTCATCACCTGGCGGCCCAACTCGAATATGGAGCCGAACTCCTGCTCGATGGCGATCGACGCCGCGAACGTGCCGCGCAGCGTGCGCGCACGGCCGCCGATCTCAATCGTAACGCCGTGCGCGGGATGCGGTTTATTGGAATTTATCAAGGAAAACCCCTTCGGGGCCCGCGGCTAAGCGGGCAGAAGCCTCGCGGATGCGAGGCGCGCGAGCGCGAGCGAGCCTATTAAGACGCGACGGTTTCGGTAATGGCGCCGGTGATGCGCAACTGAGCCGTGAACATTTTCTCGCCGCCTTTGCTGGAGCCGTCCGTCTTGAACGTCAGCACCATCGCCGAAAACGTGAATGTGGTGTTGTTGGTCAGCCCGAGCTGAGCGGCATCGTGCAGCGTGTGCTTGAAATTGTACGCGGTTTTTGCCGCTTGCGCCGTTTTCAGCATCTGCTGCCCGGCGTCCTGGTTGCTCCAGAACCCCTTGATTTGCAGACTGCCGTTGTCGTCGAGCGCCGCCGCCGTGAACACCTTCGCGGTGTCGCGCATCGTCGTGACATCGACTTCCTTGGCCTCCGGGCCAAACGACGGCATGGCCTCGATGCCGAGGATTTCGAGCGTCGGCGTGCCCGTGGGCGTCGGCGAGATGTACAGCGTCTCGCCGGGATTGCTAATCGGACGGTAGGTCATTTAAATCTCCTCAATCTGCACGTGCCCGCCTGTCCATTTCGGCGGCGATTTGTAATCCGAGCGCGAACTCGGCCGTTTCCGAACTTTCAGCCAATGCGCTGGTCGAACGATCTGCGCGAACGCCGAGAATGCGCAGCGCGATGGACATCTGATACATCATGATCGCCATCCACTTTTTGCGGGCGGCAGCAACACCGGGCCGGAAAAACGGATGCGGCGGATGTGGAATTCCGGCGCGCAGAACGCGACCGCGCTTGCGGCCACGGCGCGCACCGCGAACGGGGCGGCCCTTCGTGCCGAACTCGACCCATTTCCAATACTGACCGCGCGCGGCCAGCTCCGGCGTGATGAGGCCGAAAACCCATTTCCCGCCTTCGTCTTTTCCCACCGCCTCGGGCGCCGAGAACAACCGCTTGAGATTTCCGGTCTTCACTGGGCAGCGCGCGACGACCTCTTTCTGCGTCATGCGCGCGCACATCTCGACGCCAGCGCGCACGCCGTTACCGAGCCCGTGCTCCAGATCGTCGAATATGCTGGAGAGCGAGCCCGGCTTGCCGTCGCTGCGCTTGATGTCGGAGGGCATTAGTGGTTAGTTACAGCGTCAGGGAGAACCTGCAGCTCGTCGATCAGCTCCCCCCAAAATTTATCAGCGGGGAGGCCGATATCATCGTAAATTGCCTCAATCTGTCTGCATAAAGCGGCGACCTGCTCCCATAACTCGTTGTACACGTCGTTCAACGGCTGGTATTGTGGGTCTGTCTCATCGTCTCCCATGGCGTTGAGTGCGTCGTTGATCTTCACGGCCTCCCCATCGACAGCCAATATTTGATATTTCAGGGCGCGTATTTGCTCTGCTGCATTTGTGAGATCATCAATTGAATTAGCCACGGCTGCTTTATCCCTGTGTTTTGCCGCTCTCGGCGGCGATTTCGGTGAATGGTTCGCTCGGCGGACCGAGGCGAATTTCGCGAATGTCGTAGTGTTTGCCGCGCCAGGTGATGCGCATCGACGAGCCGCCAGCGGCATCGAGCGCGGCCGCGACCGGACGCCGGATCGTGAATAGGCAGACCTGCACCTGACGCAGGCCGCCATTGGTCTCGTCCTCGCTCGCGCGCACCGTCTGCACCCGCGCCGACACGCGCCGCCACAGCCGCCAGCCAGGAATAGCGCCGCCGGAGCCGTCCGCCTGGTCGTCGGTCTGGTAGATGTCGATGGGCTCGCGCAGATCGCCAGCCGTCACCGCCGCCGCCATCAGATTTTCCTCATCCGAAACGGACCGGCGAGCGCCTCGATGCAGCTCATCAGCGCGGTTTGCGCGGAGGCATCCAGGTTGCGGTCGTAATGTTTCTGCACATGCAGCAAAATCGCCTGCCGGATCGGAGCGGGAACGGACGCAGCCGCGCCATAGCCGCAGGTAAACGCGATGCGTACCGCATTGAAATCGGCGAGCGTATCCGGCCAGTCGGTGTTGTAGGCGGGCCGGATACGGCCGACGAATTCGGCGATTTCCACGACGTAATCGGTGTTGGCGGTCAGCGTCCGCTCGACGCCCGCGCCGTCCAAATATTTGACCGATGCCACCGACACCAGCGGCGGAAACGGCAGCTCGATGGCGAACGGCCAGGTGCGGGGGAACGCGTCGATACGATAATCCCAGCTCTGCGTCACCAGCGCCCGGCCGAGCACACCGTCGCGGGCATCGAAATGCAACGTCGCGGCGTCGATCAGCGCGCTAATCATCACGTCGTCGTCGGTAAAATCGACGCGAAGCTGCGATTTGGCCTCGGCGAGGCTGACGGGCGTCGTCGCTGGCGCTGATGTGCGGGATAGGTACATGGTTGTTCCTCAAACCCCGGCGGCACGGGGAAGCCGCCGGGGCCTTGGGGGGCACGAACTGGACGCAATACGCAACGCTTACTGGCGGAAAAACTACGCGACCGGCTGCAGCTCGGCGTCGCCCTTGATGAGCGTCACGGAGATCGGCGTGCCGGTGCCGTGGGTGCCGGAGAACTCGATGTCGTGGCGGAGGTAACGCTTGCCGCCAATATAGCCGAACTTCTGCACGGTCGCAGCGGCATGCGCGGCGACGAGCGAGAGGTAGTAGCCGGTGGTAACGGTGGCGGGCACGGCGTCGCCAACGAGGTCGGCCTCGGTGACGGACGTGTAGGTGGTGCCGTCGTCGCTGTGCTCAAGTTTGAAATCGATCTTGTTGTCGGCGTCGAACGTGATGCCGCCAACGCCGACCGCCACTTCGACGACCGCAGAGTGATAGCCCTGCAGGTCGGTGGCGACGGCGGTCTGGTCAGCGGAGAGCACGGCAGGCCCAAACACCTGCACGAGGCCGATTTGGGAAACCAGGTCTTTCATGGGGAATACCTCAGAATTTTGGGGTGAGAGATCAGCGGCGGGGACCCAGGTTTAGCCAGCCCCGCCGCTCACGCAATACACGCTCGCTCTCAGGTTGTGGGTTAGCTCGCGGCGATTTTCAGCAGTTTCAGAGCCTCGAAATTCTTCGCGCCACCGCCGATGCGGCGTGTCGTGTAGAACTTGGTGAACCCCGATTCCGTGTAAGGATCGCGCAACATGGCCGTGCCCGCTTTCTCGACGATGCGGTACGCCTGTTTCCAGTCGCCGAATGCGATCGGATAGGCGTCGGCGGCGATGGACGGCATGTTGTCGTCGGTCTCCACCGGATAACCAAGCAGCGTCGAGGGCGTGTCCGCGCTAATGGACTGCTGCCAGATGTATTGGCCGGCCGTATCTTTGATCTTTCTGATCACTGCTTGCGTGAGCCGGTTCATCAGCCACGTGGCATTGGGCAAATACGGGCGCCCAGTCCCGGCAATCACGTCAATCATCGCATCGACGCCGTTATGCGTGGTGTCTGTGAGCGCGGCGGTAACGCCGGAGGCGATATAACCCCACTTTCCCCATGCCCAGCTTGCATTTGCGACAATTGTGTAACTGTGAATGCCGCGAGGCGCCTTGACACCACTACCAGTAATCCAGCTCGCGCCCTCGTTCGTAGCAAACGCACGCGCGATGCCATCGTCGAGCCAGGCTTCCATATCGACGTCGGCGTCGTCGAGTAAATCATTAGAAATTTTTGGTTTGGCGTATTGCTGCATCAGGAACCATTGCAGCATAGCCGCATCGTCAGCGTCTGTTTCCGAGCGCGTTTCCGTCTCGCCGACCCATCCGGCCGTTGCACCCTGCATGTTAGCGGGCTGCTTCAAGCTCGGACGCGTGATCGTGCGAACATCGACGAGGCCGCGAATAGCGGAATAGAGCGTCGAGAGCTGAATGATAGCGTTCTCCATCTCGTCGGTGACGAAAAACCCGCCCTTGGCGTCATCCTGCGTCTGCATATACGCCGCTTTCGGCGCCAGACGCTGCAGGTCGGTACCGCCCTGGCCATTGCGCGCCCAACCAAAAAATTTGTCGGCGTACTCCTCGCGGGCCTGAATTTGCTCGCCGGTCAGGGGCGCACCGGTAAATTGGTTGAGACCGCGGGCAAACCAGTCGCGCGGCAGCAATCGGCTCGCGCGCGGCTGGCGGCGAGTGGCGGCGGAGCCAACACGGTAAGCAACGCCGGGGCGTTCGGCGCGGGCGGCGCGGATGCGCTGCAGGGCGGCCTGGGCGTTGGAATTGCCACCGGCGCGGGCGCCCTGAACGCGGTCCAGCACCTTCTGCGCATTGGCGGAGGCGCGGCGGGCGCGGTCGATAACGTCCTGGTTGTCGCCCACTGCGGCGTTGATGCGGTCGATCTTCTCGCGCTGCACCACGTCGGTGTCGGTGCGGCCGCGCGGCGTTTTCATGCTGTCGATCTCGGCGCGCATCGCCGTGACAGATTTATTTACATTTTCGAGTGCGGCGAGCACCGCCGCGTTATCGACATCAGGCATATCAATCTCCTCTTGAGGGTAACTTATCGCCCAGCGGTCATGCTGGCGGCGAGGGCGCGTAGCCCCGCCAGGACTTCCGGCGTGATACTCTTCACTTGCGCCGCCGGGCGCTCCGCCGTTTTCGCGGTGGGTTCAGTTGCGGAAGCGCCGATCTTCAGCAGGCGGTCGGCGAATTTCTTGGCAACGGCTTCCTCGGCTGTCATCCAGGTTTCCGCCGCCATCATGGCGCGGATTTCGTCGTCGGAGATGCCGGTGCGGCGGGCGTAGGCCACGCGCATGCTGTCATCGATTTTGCGCAACACGGCGGCCGCTTCCTCCAGAATGTCGGCGTTGCCAGCGAGGCCCTGCCAGCTCTGATGGATCATCATCATGGCGCCTTCCCAGATGACGATTTCCTCGGCGACCATCGCAATCCAGCTCGCCGCCGAGGCTGCGACGCCGAAAATCTCGGCAGTTTTGCGCGCAGGATGCGCGGCGAGGATGTTATGGATCGCCACACCCTCCAGCACGTCGCCGCCGCCGCTGTTGATGCGGATTTTGATCTCGGTCGCGGTGATGCCGTCGAGCTGCGCCAACACATTGGCGGCGGAAATGCCGAAATATGGGTCAATATCGCCCATGATGTCGAGCCGCACGCAGCCGTCAGCCTCATTTGCGAAGCCGAGGCGATGTGCGCGGGCCTGCGGTGCACGAGACAGCCGCGAGCGCAGCGGCGCGAGGCCGGAGAGGTCGATTTCAGGCATTCCCTGCTCTTTTCGGTTGAGGACTGGGAGGAGGATTTGTTGGTGCGCGGTCAAAAAATTCCCCGCCATTTAGCCAACGTTTGTTAATCGGGCCATGGCACATCGATATCTTGACAGCCTTCCGTTTTCCCGTGACGGCGTTCTCAAAATATTCGTACACACCAAATTCTCCGACGCATCGCCACGCAAACAGCGATTTGATCCACCTAAACATTAGCGCCAGCTCCTTCTTTTGGCGACGTAGCACCTGCCGCCGGATCGTTTTTGTCTTTGGCGTCAATCGCCTTCGCGCCCGGCACCACGTAATTGTCGCCCGCGGCGTCGTCGCGCGGGTTCATGCGCAGCATGCGCCTAGCCTCGTTCGGACTGATCGTGCCCGCGTTGGTCAGCGTGTTGATGGCGCTGGCCATCGTCGCCAGGTCGGCGCGGGTGAGATCGTCTGTGCGGAACTGCGTGAAATACGGCTCGTCGAGGCCGAATAGCCGCCCGTTGGCCACGTCCTGCGCCGAGGCCAGCCACGGCAGCATGGTGTAAATAATAAACGCAATGCCTTGGCTTTCGATGCCCGATCCCCACGACGTTTGTTTGTCGACGTCGCCGAGCATATGCGGCGGCACGCCGTAGAACATGGCGATATCGCTGCGCTGGAATTTCCGCGCGTCCACATATTGCGCTTCGTCAGCGGTCATGGAGATGGATTTCCATTCCATGCCCTCCTCGAAAATAGCCACCTTGTGGCTGTTGTCGACGCCGGACAGAACGGTGTTGATGTCGGCGCGCAGCCGCTCGATGGCCTCGGGGCTGAGTTTCGTGCCCACGGGCAGCGTCAGCGAGCCGGTGGGGCGGACGCCGCTGCCGAAATGCCGCGCGCCGAATTTCTCGGCCGCCATCGCCAGCCCGATGCCCTGCCGCGCCGCGTCGATCGGCGACAACCCCCACAGCCCGTTGAGGCTCATGGTCCGGAAGTGCATGATTTCCTCGGGCGCGAATATCTGCCGCCGCCCGTCGAAGGTGGTGTACGTGTACCGCACATCGAAGTCGCCGATCTGCTGGACGGTCATATGGTCGGGATGCAGCGGCACCAGCTCGACCGGCACGCCGTTTTTGCGCACTACGAAGACGAACGCATTGCCGCGCAAACACTGGCACAGCGCGATCCACTGTTTGAACTGATACGGCGTCTGCCAGCGATTGGGCGAGCGCGACAGCAGAATGTCGACCGGGTGGTCCGGAGAAATGGTCTCGCGGTCGCCGTCGCGCTCATAGACGCGCCAGGGCAACATGCCCATTGTTCCGGAGATGATCGAAACGCAGCGATACACCGCCGCCACCTGCATCGATGAGGACGGCGAGACATCGACGCCCGCATCCGTGCGCTGCCCGACGCGCAGCTCCTCGGCGAGCTGCTGCGACGTGGTGATGATGCGGCCGCCGGTCGCGGGCTGCGTGGCGCCGAACATGCGGCCGATGCGCGAGAGGATGCCGGGGCGCGCGGCGGAGGCCTGGCGGGAGGCTGTGCGCTGGCGGACGGCGGGGACGGGTGGCATTTACACGATACCCTCAACGTGATCAGCCACGCGATCACGAGCCTGGGATAAAAGATTTACAGCATCAGTAAGCGCAGCACTCGCTCCGGCAGCCTCGACGGCTTCCATCGCATTCGATATCGCGACCTCCGCTTTGGTCCAAAATTGAGTGTCGCACCGAGTTGGAAAGTCATCCGGACGTTTTCCGGGGCGAATTCCACCGTTTTTTTTCCATGAATTCAGCATGGAATGATACGGATCATCAGCGAATTCTGTCGCGCACTCACTGACTGGTTCCGCCTTCGAACCATCGAACGGCGCAAGAGCTTCGTTAATGGAGACGATGTCGCGTTTCAAATCGCTAATCGTTTGCTCGCTGTGCGCGCAACCAAGATGGTCGTTCAAATGGGCACGCACTAGGCGCGCTGTCGTCAGCAATAACGCTTCCTGTTTCTTCTCCGCGAAGCCGTCGGGCCAGTTCGTAGTGATTTCGCTCATATGACAATCAAACCTCTCGTTTCGTAAACGCTCTCGCTGGGCACTTCCGCGCCGACCGCCATCGCGCAGGCCATGGCCATCGCCACAATGCCGTCGATGCGGTCGGACGATTTGTCCTTGATCGCGAGAATATCGCCGTCGCGGCCGGTCACGATGGCCACATTCGACGCCATCCACTTCAACACCGGGTGGTTGCCGTGGTCGAGAAGAGCGCCGCCGCCCTCGATCAGGCGGTCGATCTCTTTGTAACCCGGCCCCATGCCGCTAAACGACTGCCCGATATATTTGACGACGTCCTCGCCGTACTGATCGAGCAATTTCGGCCCGATCCAGTTCGCGAATTTGCGGTCAATGCCGATGCCCGCCACCTGGAACGCCGCCAGATCGGCGAGCGTGTCGGCGAACACCTGCTCATAGTCGATGGTGTCGCCCTCGGTGACCGTCAGGCACCCCATTTTCTCCCAGCGGTCGAGGTTGACGCGGTCGCGGCGGCGGCGCAAATCCCATTTGGCGCGCGGTATCCAGAAACGGCAGTGCACGCGCGTTTTCGGATCGCTACCGGCGGGCGGCAGCACGTCGATGCGCGCCGTCCAGTCTGTGTTCGACGACAAATCGAGGCCGGAGAACGATTTCCGCCCGCGAAACCGCTGCAACATGCCGCGCCAGCCGTCCTCGGCGTCAGCACACGCGGCCCATTTGTGCGCCTGTATCCAGCGCGTGCCGCTCTGCGTCCAGAGGTTCAGATGGTAGCGGCGGAAATTTGTTTCTTTCGCTGGATCGTCGAGCGCTTTGCGGGCCTCGGCCTCCAGAAACGTGCGTTTCACAGAGATATCCAGGTTAGGGTTTGCCTTCTCCCAGGTAGCTGACGCCTGCCAATCGTCATCCGGCGAGGCCGCGTAGATGGCAACCAGCGTTTCCGGGTCCTCAAGCACGCCCTCGGCAATCCGCTGATCGCGCTGAAACACCTCATAGCCGTAGCCGCGCACGTCACCCGCGGTCGAGCAGTCGAATTCCAGCGGTTGCCGCCTGGCGCCCATGCTCTGGCGGACGTAGTCGTCCAGCTCTCCCGTGTTCCACTCGTGCAGCTCGTCGCCGAGTTTGCAATGAGCGTTCAGGCCGTGTTTGCCCTGAGGTTTTCCAGTCAGCGCTATCCATTCGGAGCCGCCCTCCGGATAGATGATTTTGTTTTTGAAAACCTGCAATTTCTCCGCCAGGTCGGGAGATGCCTGGATCATTTTGCGTCCGTCGTTGAACGCGATTTCGGCCTGCTCCTTTTTCGATCCAAGGCAATAAATTTCCGCTCCCGGCTCACCATCACCGGTGAAGCACAACGCGCCCGTGCCCGCCATGAGCAGCGTTTTGCCGTTTTTGCGCGCCACCCAAAGGCCGACGCGGCGAAATAGGCGGCTGCCGTCCGGGCGTTTCCAGCCGAACAGCGGCCGAATAACGTGATGTTCCTGCCAGGGCGACAGCGTAAACGGGCGCCCGGCCCACTCGCCTTTGTAGTGGCGGAGATAGCGCGGGAAATACGCTGCGGCGTAGTCGGCGTGTGCCTGTTTGTAGGTGGCGCCGGGCGTAAGCGCGACGGCGCGGAGGACGTGGGCGGGCTGGCGTTCCGTGTCAGGGATGGCCACCCGGCCGACGTAGTTCATTTTCTCGACGCTATAATCCTGTCCAGGGCGTCGTAGGCTGCCCCGGATACGT